AACAATGCAAGAAACACAATCATTAATAGATTTAATTAATGACAATAACCTCACAGAAAGAGGAAATTTAAATGTTGATTACTGGGAGTTAATCCTAGTAAAACTTAGAAACATTTACCACTTACAACAACAAATTAAATGACCTCATTTATTATTTTGATTTGTACAATTATTCTCCTTTATATATTTCTTAAAAATATTAAAGCTTACTAATTTAATACAAATCTAACCCTAACTTAAGAGCCTTTATCTTCTATTTAATAGAGGCTCTTTTTTAATGCAAAATTTTATTTTTATCTAATTACTATCATGACTAATTACCATTTAAAAGAGGCAACATCCAACAAAAAATTAACAGGTTTAAAGCCTCAAAAACTAGTTAGTGCAACCACTAGCAGTTGGTTAACTTGTTCAAAATATTGTCCATTGTTTAACAAATGCTATGCAAAGAAAGGACCGCAGTCCTGGAATGCAAACAAAGTGACAAGAAATGAAAGAGGTTATAATTTTAATACTTTAATTAATGAAATAGAACAATTAAGAACTAATTCATTTTTACGGTTAAATGTATCAGGTGACTTGCCCTCAGAATCATATATAAACGATGAAAGAAAAATTAATAAAGAGGCACTTAATAAAATATATTTAGCTACTAGAAAAACTAATACAACAACTTACACTTATACACATTTACACTGCGATAAAAAGAACAAAGAATATAATTTAAATGCAGTAAAAGAACATAGCAAAGAAAACTTTGTAATTAACATTAGTACCGAAATTAAAAAGAATGCCTTAAAGCATTATTTTAACGGTCATGATGTAGTAATTACAAATACTAAGCTATTTAATGAGGCTGTAAAGCATCAAATAGAAACGGGAAAACAAAAGCAACTTAAAACCGACCAGGGAACCGTTGAGCTCTTCCCATGCGATGCACAATATAAAGAAAGTAACTGTAATAAATGCCGTAAATGTTCAGAATATAATAGATCAGAAATAGTTATATTTAAAGAGCATTAGATAAGTTTATATTATGTTATACCCTTTAATATCATGTAGTATTTTAGTTTTAATACTTCTATTAAGGCCATAAATAAGAGCTACTAAATAACAATTAAGAGTCTTAATTAAGGCTCTTTTTTGTTATCAAATATAATTGATAATGATTCTCAATTGCAACAACAAATGAGAATAATGAGAATGTTACATATTGTTACAATATTACTTTTTGTTACTATTGATTATGATTCTCAATATCAATAAAATATATCAAGATTTTTATGTAAATACTATCACGACCACCACACCGATATTTGTGGTATAAACTGATTAAAGAACAGAGGGCTTATGTCAATTATTAAAAGATCAACTCCAAAAGATCGGTTCTATGCTCCACTTCGTAAGGTAGCTAGTGACTACGTTCCAATGCTTTTAGGTAGAATGCGTGTCCTGGAGAGTAGAGCTAAAAAGGCACTTGAGTATCTTGATTCAGAAGAAGAGCAAGCAGAAGACGTTACAGAGGTCATGGAGGCTCAAACTAGTTTACATAGAACAGTACTTGAAGCTGGTACTTGTCAAGCATTAATTAGTGCATTTATAGATCTATTACAAGATGACCGTAGAAAGATTATAGATAACAAATGTTACTTTTTAGGTAAGGATGGAGAGATAATATCGTTGTATGGTGATTTGCCTCCTGAAGATGAAGAAGAAGATGGGTTTATCAAGGGCAGATAAATTAATTATTCAACTTTCTCAGATAGATGAGATAGCAAAGAAAGAGTGTTGGAGTAGCGATAAAAAGAATGATGCTACCTCGAAGATCATTAATGATTGGAAACATAATGAACACGAGGAGCACCTGACCACTTAGTTGTTAATGTAGTAAACAACTCCACGATAAACAAGTTTAATTTGTTTCATCGTAACCTCCTGTAACTCAATCCCCGTTTCCTGATTGAGCTTCATGCGTCCGAAAGGATAAACGTGCAACTACATTATAGTATGTAATTTGTGGTAACAACCATTACATTAGGAGAACTTATGCGTTCTTCTTTTTTAGATAAGCTTTTGATGTAAGTCTTGATTTAGCAAAATCTTTTGAAGAAGGAGCACCTGGATCTCCCTTTGATCTCATCTTTTCTTTGCTACCACTTTCTATTCTTTTTCTTTTAGCATGAATGTTGGCATACAAACCTGGTTTACTCATTTCTTGTAGCCTCCTTTGCCTTTACCTTTACAAGATCCTTTACCTTTATGAGCCATTAGAAAATACCAGGAATAATCTGACCTGTAAGTGCATAAGCACCAATAGCAGCAGTTACACCAATCATTGCTGCCCAACCGTTAAATCTTTCTGCTTCAGGGGTCATAGTAATAAGTATATATACATTATTAAGTATAATGTGGCATTAACAGAACAGTAACAACATCTTCTTTTAAAGGACAGTTATATTAGTGTCCTAATATATGTTCCATCTTTTTCGTCTTTAATTAATATTTGTTTGTCCTTTCAAAAAAGATTATGGCTAAGACTAAATTAAAGTTTTCAGGAACATTAACAGGATTTGTTCCTAGTTTCTTTGACACTCCAAAGTATCAAGGAGAACCAAGTGATTTTCGCATCAAAGTAACGGTTACAAAAGATGTCGATAAACTTTTAAATGAACTACAAGAGAAGTACGAAGGTCTATGTGATTGGTACAGAGATCAAACTGGCAAGAAAGGTTTTTATGATGAGCCTTGGATACAGAATGATGACGGTACAATTACCGTAAGACTTACTGCTAAACCCAAGTATGAGGAGTTTCCATTTCCAGTTGTCGATGGTGAACTTGTACCAGTTGATAAAGGATTGGTGTTGAAGGAAGGTACTGAGGTAAACGTATCAACATTACTCATGGGTTACTCACCACGCAGCCCAAAGGGAGGCATGAGGATTAGACCACAAGCAATACAAGTTATTAAAGCGGTAACGCTTGATGATAGTACTGATGCTGGTGATCTTAATTTAGACGAAGAGTTTCAAGTTACAGAAGGATTTAAACAATCCAAGCCAAATGTACAAAAACCTGCTAGTGTTCCAGAGTGTGAGATCCCCGATCCTGACTTTTAGATTATGCCCAGACGATTCCATAAATACGGTAAACGAACTGTTGATGGTTTCAGGTCTGGATTTGAATCTAAGGTGGCACAGGATATGACTTCTTTAGGAGTTAATTGGTCGTATGAAAAAAGTAAATACGACATATTAATTCCTAGAAGTTATACACCAGATTTTGTTCTTGACAACGGAATAGTTTTAGAAGTAAAAGGCTATTTTGATGCAGAAGATAGAAGGCTCATTAAATTATTTAAAGAGCAGCATCCTGAAGTTGATATTCGTATGGTCTTTCAAAAGGCACATCGAAAATTAACTAGTAAAGGTCGCATGACATATGCTACCTGGTGTGAAAAGCACAACATTCCTTGGACGGAGGGTCCTAATTTACCCAAAAGCTGGTTGACTATGTTATAGTTCGGTTGGTAAGGGAAAGGGTTACCAAACCTCCAAGGACTTTATTAATCTTTGGAGGTTTTTTAAATGCGAGTTTTAATCGGATGTGAACATTCTGGTGTTATCAGAGATAAGTTCATAGCAGCGGGACATGATGCTTGGAGTTGTGATCTACTCCCTACTGAAGTAGAAGGACCACATCACCAAGGAGATATCTTTGACATCATAAACAACAACTGGGATCTTGCGATTTTACACCCACCGTGTACAGATATAGCTGTCTCAGGTGCTGCTCACTTTGCTAAGAAGATAGCTGATGGTAGACAACAAAGAGCTTTAGATTTCGTTACTGCTCTATGGGATGCACCAATACCAAAGATGTGTATTGAGAATCCTGTTAGTGTTATCTCTACTAAAACAAAACTTGGTAAGCCAAGTCAAATAATACAGCCGTATCAATTTGGGCATCCAGAATCCAAGCGTACTTGCTTATGGCTCAAGGGCTTACCTAAGTTAAATGCAACAAAGGTATTAACAAAGCCAGAGTGTGGGTACTGGGAGAATCAGACACCTAGCGGTCAGAACAAACTAGGACCATCTAAGGATCGCTGGAAGAAACGCAGTAAAACATACGATGGTATAGCTCAAGCTATGTGTGATCAATGGGGTGATTTATGAGTGTCCAACACTTACCTTGTCCTAATTGTGGGTCAAAAAACAATTTAGCAGTATATGAGGATGGGCATGGCTGGTGCTTCACTCCTGGCTGCAACACATACATTTCATCTACTCTTTCCGAACCAATGACTTCTTCAATAAAAGAAATAGAACCTGTGATAGGTAATTATGTACCTATTAAAAGTCGCAGTATAAGCGTTGATACCTGTAAATTTTTTGGATACCAAAAAGGAATGCATGGAGGAGAACCTGCATACTATTGGGCTATTT